TGAGTGTGTGTGGGCAAGTATGCGGCAATGAGTGTTGTTGATTGAAAGCCTCCTAAAGCACCAGAAGAATTAGGATCAGTAGCACCAAAAAATGTAGAAGTTAATCTAGACGAAGCAACTCCACCCATAATATTGTTACCAACCGGCACAACACCACGGAAATCAGGCAGATTAAATGTCGTTGAGCCATTGCCCCTACCCCATGGAAAAAAGATAGCATTAGTGTTAGTAGTTACATTAGCATTAGCTGCTAATGTAACTGTGCTAGAAGTTTTAGAAATTATAGTAGAAAATCCAGCAGCAACGCAGGATGTTTCCACGCTCATACCAACCCAAAAATTAGTAGTATCAGTTAAACCAGTGAGTACAGGACTTCCAGAATTACAAAAAGTAGCTTGGCTAGAAGTAATAGCTGTATATAAAGTAGCGTAAGTAGTTCTAGAGACTTCCTGACCATATGCAAAAGCATATTGATTTGGTGCTGTCATTCCAGCCCAAGGCTTAATAGTGCCAACTAAATCACCATCACCTGTAGCTGTAGGGCTAGTGCTTCCTGATCCAGTAGAAGAAGAAGTAACAGCATCCCAAATTGTAACACCATTTCTATCCTTAACAATTTGACGATAAGAACCGTCACCTAAAATTTTAGCTCTGCCACCAGCATCTAAAACAACTGGATTGGTATTAGGAATAGTCTCAGCAGCATCTTGCCAAGTAGTTTTTAAAGTAGTTGTACTAGGAATATAATTATAAACTTTACCAGCTGATAAAGGCTTTCCATTACTATCTAAATACTGAGTATATCCGGGAGGAAGAATAGAAGCAGTTTGTGCAAAAGCAAAATGTGTGTTAGCCACAATGCACAACGATAAGAAGAAAGTTTTAAAAATGGCAGAGCTAATCTTAATCATTTTGCTAGCCTTAATAGTTTTTAAATTTCGCAATTGGATTTGGATGCCTACAATTCTGATTATCATAGCTTACTTGAAATGGAAAGTCTATGATCCAGTCTATCTACAGTTTAAATTATGGACTTGGCAACGCAAGCCTAGCTTTACTCATCAAATTCAACTTAGGTTTAGGAATAGCAGCTTCAAGCGCTCTGATTAATTCGTCGCGGTTTGGTCCTTCAGTTGGTAAAGCATACTTAGCGTATTGAGCATTGCGCTCTCTAGCTATTTTGGTTGAAATAGCATGTTTAGTAGCACTAATTCCTTTAGCTCCTGCTAATGCAGCTGATCCTACTGCTGGATAACCATGAGCTAAAATATTAGCTGTTTCCATTCCAGCAGCCAAAGCTAAATTTTGTCCAACTTCTTTCTTAGTTGGCAAAGCAAATTGTTCTTTAGATGCAGCGCGCATAGCAGTCTGGCTATTCTCCACAATCTTATTGTGGGTATTTGCTATTTTGCGTTCATCATCTAATGCTTTTAAAAGTTTGTCTGTTTCTTCTTTACCAAATAAAATTTCCATTTTAGCCTTATTAAAATCAGAACGTGCAATACTTTCACCAGCTAAAGCAGGATTTTTAGCTACTCCCATTTCAGTATAAACAGCTGCTCTTGCTCCTTCTCTAGCTGCATTCTGTTCATACTCAGTTAATCCATCAAACCATTTCTTAACAAATGATGGATCATTTTCAATTTTTTTAGAGCTACTAAAAATCTTATCATGACCTTCTTTAAAAGCATCAGCAATATGCATTTCATCGCGATAAGAATGTAATGCTGCTTTGTATCCTGAAGCAGAAGCATCAATATCAGAAACCAAACTACTTCTAACATTCATTAATGCTTGACCAACTTCCTTATCATTTCCTGTAGCACTCTTTAATAATCTTTCTGCTGTTTTACGTAATCCAGATTGAAAGCTATGCAAATCTTTAGCTTCATATTCTTTGCTAGTACGCAATGATCTTCTGATATTTTCTAATTCCTTTTTAACTGCTGTTAAAGGAACACTATCACCTATTTTTAAAACTCCGGGTTTTAAAACATCATCAATAGCAGTTAAAGTATTAGAAATATCTACTGGCTTAGCAGAAGCTAATGCAGGATTTATTTTATCAGTTCCTACTTTTTTAGAAGCTTCTGACAAATCAGTTATTTTTTGAAGTAAATTAGGAGACACACCAGCAGAAGTATCATAAGCTTCTTCAATTGCACTTCTTCTAGTAGCCATCCTATTAGCAGAAGTATTGGCTAAATAATTAATCTGAGGACCATCATTAGCAAATAAATGCTGAGTATCTTGTAAAACCTTTGGCGATAAATCAGCAGGAGCTAAGCGAGGATTGGCTTTCATTTCTTTTACAACAGTTGAAAGATTTTCAGGACCAATACTTTCAACTAAAGCAGACAAAGCTTTATTTTTTGGAAAAGCTTTAACAACTTTACTAGCTCCCGGAGCAATAGGAATAGCTGCACCAGCAATTAAAGCTGCTCTATCGCCAATGGCTTTATTTCCAGTAATATCAGCTATTGGTGTACCAACACCACCTTCAACTAATCCACTAGCAGGAGAAGTTGCAATAGATAAAATACCCAAAGCTCCTTTACCTAAAGCTTTATACGGATGACCAGTCTGAGCATCTACAGCAGCTTCACCTAATAAATTCTTTCCACCTTCATAATTTTCAATTATTTTTTCTTGAATATTAGTTGTAGGCAACATGCGTCTAGGATTAGCACCACCTTTAGAAGCACGTTGAGCATTTATTTCATCAGAGCTTTCTTTAGATAAACCAGAAATAGGAGGCTTAGGCTCAGTATTAACTTCTTTTTGCTTTGGAGCTTCAACTACGACAGGTTCACTAGATTTAAAACCAGACAATAAACTATCAATATCTAAAGCACTGGATTTTGCTTTAGAAGCAGACTTTCCTTCAAAACCAGATATAACATCATCAATGTTAAATTCAGCCATTTAGCTTATTCCTCATATATTTTAGCTTCTTTGGCTAATTTTAAAGTTTCAAAGAAACGAGTAGCTTTTTTCTTTGCAGTCATATCGCCTTTTTCATAATCAGTCTGCATTTTCTTAACTAAGTTGTTTCGTTCTTTTTCATCCATCAAATCTAAAGTTAAAGCTTTTTCATCTACTGATTGTGGAAAATTTCCCTCATGCTTAATATAGTTTTGATAATCAGAACCTTTAAAAGCATTTGGCTTTAAAATTTGCACTCTATCTAATGCAATAGCATCCCTAGTTAAATTCTGTAAAGCAGGAAGAATTTGCTTCTTTGGATTAGGTGAACCAGCTTCAGCCAATATTTGAGAAGCATCTGATCTAGCAGCTATGGGACTGTTACCCACATATTGAGCAAGCTTCTTTTCCAACTCTTGTCTCAATACGGTAGGATCACTATCTTCTTTAATATTGACTAAACCCCATGCTTTTGCAGCAGCCACCAAATCATTAAATTGTGCAGTACCGGGACCAGTAGATAATCCCGGCATTAACCGTAAAGCTTGAATAGCAGGCTTAATTGCTTGAGCCTTACCAGAAGCTGTCAATTGAGCTTTGGTGTATGCTTCCTTACCTTCAGCAAACAATGGGCTAGGACCGGCTTTAAGCGGCTCTAGGCGATTTGACAGAGTAGTGGGCGTCTCAGCCGTCCTATCGACGGTAGGGCCTGTAGGACCGCTAGCAGGACGTTCTACAGGCAACGCTGGCCTAGCGCGAGGGACAGGCACAACGCCGCTTGGTCCTTCTGGCTGCTCAAATACTTGCTCATTTTGTGGATTATAACCAGCAGTACCGGGAGCAATTTGCACAGGCATTCTAGTAGCTGGAATAAATCCACCACCTTGAGCAACAGGACGTTCTACACCAGAATAAATATTTTTATTATCCTGCATATCTTTATTTCTACCAATATGATATGCAATTTGCTCTTGTGCAGTAGCAGCACTAGTCATAAATTCATTAAAGAATGATTTACCATCAGGAGCAGCAGCAGCTTTCTCTGCAAAAATTTTTAATTGTTGTGGAGGCACTAAGCCCATTTTAACAGCTTGCTCAGCAGCTTTAATGTACTGTTCTTTTGATGCATCAGGACCAAGAGCACCCATTGCTCTAGTCATGTATGACAAGCCTTGATTAGCTTGATCAAGCTTAGCCTGATCAATTTGCAATTTCTGCTGCTGCAATGAGCCAACCTTACCAGCAATATCTAATGGTGAAGTTGGCAAAGGTTGATTATATGATGAAGTATCAGGCTCTAATCCAGCCATAATTTTAAATCCTTAAGCAGTAAATGCAGCAGGGCCATTAGGACCACCGGGAAGGATATTGCCTCCACCAGAATTACCATACAATCCATTGTACATAGCGTATCCGCCTAAATTGCTAGCTAAATTAGAAATAGCTGATCCTGTTTTATTATAAGCAGCAGCTTCGGCATTTGCTCCACCAACCAATGCTGTTCCAGTATTGTATGCTGCTTTTTCTCCTAATGCACCAGTGCCAGTTGCAGCACCAGCGCCAGTATCAATTAAAGCTTTTAATCTATTATAAGTATTGCTTCTATTTATATTTTCCATATCAAATGCAGTTTTATAAGTATCGGTAGCAAGTCCTTTGGCAAATGAAGCTGCACCTTTTAAAGCTGCACCTGCTTTACCAAGTCCTCTAGCTGCTGCTGCATTTGTTACAGCTTTTTGACCTTGAGTAGAAGCAAACTTATAGTAATCACTATTCTCAAGCATATCAGGATCAATAGAAATAGGCTCAGTTAAATCGGTCAACTTAGCTTTAAGTCTAGTTGATGCATCTTCGCCCATAGCTCTATATGGAGCTAGATCACTTCTAGTTTGTTGATACTGTTGCTGCTGAATAGCTGCTGCTTGCTGCGCTGCTTTAGATTGAGTATCAGCGGCTTTATTAGCTCCAAAAATTGTTGCCCCTGCTCCAATAATTCCAGAACCTATAACAGCAGCAGCAACCCAAGCATTACATAAGCAAGGGTCTTGAAATTCAAATGATTTAATTTTATCGCTATGTATCATAATTTAAATTCCAATTGATTAGCGTTGCAAAACTCTAACCATTCTTGTTCGCTTTTAGCGATAAAAGTTTTTTCAATAATATTTAAATCGTTTTCATCAGTACCGTGAATAGTAGTCCAAATGCAATCTGTAATAGCTCTAGCTATTCTCTTTGTACCAGCAGGAGAAACAATCGTAAATGGTGCTTCTACTTCCTGCATTCCTTTTTCTGTTAAAACTTCAATTTTACCTTGAGATAAAATATTTAAATTTTCAAACTTATGTATTTCACCTGTAAGAATTACACCAGCAGGAATATGCAACTCTCTAGCATAAACACCTTTAGAAAAATAATGTTTAACTTTTAATTCTACTTGAGGAGCTTGACGCATCAAGCGTTCAATATCAAATACAGCTTGTCTACTTCCCACAATCAATTCCATCTAACCTGCTCCTAAGAATTGCACTGTAGCCCCACCTGTCCAAGAAACAGTATCACCTATTGCAACTGGAATAATTCTTTCACCATTCAAATTAATGCTAACCGTGCCTCTAGTTAAAGTGACGGTAACAGCGCCAGTCAAAATAACAACTCCATTGGCATTAGCTGTTAAAGGATTAGTTGCACTATAATCAACTACAGCAGGAGCTTGACGGCTGAATTGAGAAAACCAAGTATTCCAAGGTGGAATTAATTTTCCTAACTTATCCACCAAAGGAGAATTTAAATTTGGTACAGGAAGCGTCAATGTTTAGCAGCCTTAAGTTCAATAAATCCACCATTTAAAGATTGTTTAGCATTAGCGGAACAACTTAATTTAAACACTCTATCTCTTGCTTGCCCTAATCTGCTCCACTTTGGCACCACAGTATAGCCACCAGTCATACCTATAGATTGTAAAACTGGATTACCATAACTAACACCTTTATTATCAGACCAACTTAAACTAATCTGAGGATCATCAGTTTGATCCTCTATAGTTCCCGGTTGCAAATCAGCTTGAAAACTTAAATATGTTACTTTGTTATTATTATTGACTATATGCGGAAAAGTTCTAACCCAAACTAAAGGCTGCCCATCATCAGTATAAGTATTAATATCTAATTTTAAAAGTCTACCATTTTCCCAATCACCAACTAAATTAACACCATTAATAAACATACAACAATTTGCTCTTGGTCTTAAGAAATTGCCATTATCATCTACCCAATTCCATTCAGCCCATTGTTTAGATTTAAAATCATAAACCCAACCTTTACTAGCAGTTGGAAATACTAAAGCATAATAAGCGTGATCTTCAATTTGAAAACAAAAGCCTATTGCATCTTCTAGTGTTGAATATTTCTTTATTTCAGATACAACTCTAGGAGTTGAGATTTCTTCTATGTCATATCCTTGACCTTGAACAATTAAACCATTTCCTTGCTGATCTTGCATAATAAAGCAAACTAAAACATCTATTGTAGCTATTGAATATTGAGCAGCACATCCATGATTAATATATGCGCCTTGCTGTCTTTGAAAATAAAAATCCGCTGCTCCTGTCCCTATCCAAACTTCAGTAGTTAAATCACCTATTAGCCAAAGCTCACCATGAACAGTAACAATACCCACAATAGGATCATTGAAACCAGATTTAGCAGCAATATCTAATGGATCAAAACCACCAGTTGTAGTAAGCAATGTATAATCTGCATTCGATACTGAAATATAGAATAAGTTAGTATCTGGATAATTGAAAATAAAAAATGTATCAAGTTGGGCTACATAATCAGCACCATAAAAATTAGGATCAGTTATGATACCAAGAGCATTAGTTTGCAAATCAATAACATAGCCATTAACTCCATCAACCATTACGCAAACAATGCCATTGTCAGCAAAGATTATTTGGCTAGTTCTATCGGCAATAGCTCCAATAAAAATTAATATTCCACTGGAATTTAAAAAATAAACATTAGGACCAACCACATAATATCCTGTTCCGATACTTGTCCTATATGATCCTCTGGCATTTCTTTCAAAATTTGGATCACTGTACAGAACACTACCGGGCATTGGATAGTAAGTTACTTTAGCTGGTGCTTGAGGGTCTTTATCGTTTATCTCAGCATACAGATTTACACATTCTTGCCCTGAAGCAATAACGCTTTTGCCATCATAAGGAGTGCTTATTAATTCAACTCTCATTGAGCATCAGCATTATAAATATAGAATGAGTTGCCTCTATTTCCAAACCTCAAGCTAGAAGGCATTTGAAGTTTAGAAATTTGAGTATTAGAAACTTTAATTGTATTTAATCCAGCCTTAGCTAATTTAAAATGCACTGGATTTGCGTCATACTGATAGTGAGCAGCTAACCTAATAACTAAATTATAATGAATTGCTTCTTCATATTCTTCAGGCATATTAAATTCAGCGTCTAAATCAGCAGTAACATTAGTTACTGTCCAAAGAAAACCACTACCAGTACCGCCAATATCAGCGGCAGCAACAGATAAAATATCGCCAATTTTGTAGCCATCGCCGGGATTTTGAATTTCAACTACTGTAACAACTCCACCAGCTACAGTAATATTTGCTGTACCACTGTTACCTAAGCTGCTAACATTAGTAAAAGTAACAGCTACATAAGCTCCATTAGTATAGGCAGAGCCAGCATTAGTAATTTCACCTTCATCTAATTGCATTACAAAATTGATTGGTCCTTTCATCAGAAGATGAATTTCATAATCTGAAGATGGAATAGGCCAAATATAAACATTTCCATAAGGAAAAGCAGCATCATAAAAATAGCAAACTGGCCAAGAATTTAATTCTTTCATAGCAATTTTAGCATAGTCCTCATAGCTCCATATAGGAGATAGAGAATAGCTAACATTATTGTTGTTGCCAGTTACTTGCTTAAAATAAGCAGCTTGAATTTTGTCAGGACGTTTAGTATTGTAATATTGACCAGGACCAATTAGATTAGATTTTACACCATTTCCTAATGCTGAAATATCAATTAAATTAGGAACAAGCCATCTGCGCTTCTGCCATTGAGACAGCATTCTACTTAGGATTGTAAATCCATCAGTAATATCTTCAGGAAGTGGCGTTTGGCCTACACCAGTAACACCAGCTTCCCTTAGACATAAAGTTATAAAGTCTCTAGCTGTTGTCATTTAGCTGTAGGCCAAGGATTGCTTGTAGAAGGAGTAACTTCTGGCTGCTTAGGTTGTTCTTGCTTAGCTCTTTCCACTGCTTCTTCTTCAGCATTATTCACAATTACATTTCCAACATACATTGGATATTTAGTATGCCCATATTCATTTAAAATATTAGGATCAGTCCCATAGCCGGGATGGGGATTAGAAACATCATACTTGCTAAAGATATGATTCTTTCCATCTAAAACCATATCCTTGAAAGGAAGCTTTAAATCAGGAGTAGTTGGAAATTCAGTCAAAGCCATTTTTGATTTTCCTTATTGACAATCACACTAAAACTGCTATAGTTGATTTTGTTACAGCAAATGGAGGAATGATGAATTACAATATTCAAACTATCCGAAATGCTGGCCTAGAGGCTAAATGGACTAGAACTAGAAATGGCGCGCCTATCATAGCCGGTAGACTTGATAAAGGCTCTTGGTACGTCATTGATAATTCAATGTGGGAAAGTGCCAAGAAAATCGGTATCCTAGAAGCATTTAAAAATCACACTGCTCTAGGTGAATTTTTCTCAATCCAAGCTTAATCAAAAAAAGGGGCTGGCTCAACACCAGCCCCTTTAATCATTTAAATCTTATCAGCAATAACACAAAGCCATTCAGGACGGATATATTTAAATCCGAACAGAACGTCTAAGCGAGTAGCTAACTGATCTGTCATAGGCAGATAATCAGTTAACATACGCATAGAAACGCCATCATAGCTAGTACGGGCTGCTTCTTCAACTGCCTTCTTTGGCATAACCAAGTCAGCAGAAGCCATCGTAACAGCCTTTTGAGTGTAGGCTAAAGACTTACGATAGACAGAGCTAGCAGGAGTAACGAGTGTCATTGCCGCACCATTGATAGGCGAAGCATCTACAGTCTGATACTGCTGCTCTGGACCACCAGCAACAAACGTAGTAGAAGGAATTAAACCGGGGTAAATCGGAATAGTAGTAGCACCATTAGCAACATCAGCAGTAATAACAAACTGACGTAAAGTGCCTAAGCTTTCCTTAGTAACACGGTTCACTGCGTTAACACCAGCAAAAGTAACAATGTCGCCCTGCTTGAGAGTGCCAGTGATAGCATTAACAGTAATGTTGCCACCACCAGTACCAGTAGTTTGATTGCCGCCATTAACAGTACCACCAGCAGAGAAAGTGCCAGTAGTATGTTTAATAACAGTCTGATCGCGGAAGAAGCGATCATATCCTAATCCAGACTTCATCATGCCGCTACGGAATTGAGCAGAAACTTCCGAAACCGGATTAAGCAAGCCAGACAAAGAGCTAACTGTACGAGCATCAGTAGTAGGATCATTAACGCAGCGACGATCAAGCATAGATGCGCCTTGATCATCAAGCACCGCATTAGCGCCAGTAAATTGATCCATAGTAGGAGAAATGATGTTGCCAGCACCATCAGTATTAGCAACTAAGTTACAAACTCCACCTTCTGCACCGCGCATAATGGTAGAAGCAACCTTACCGCAAAGCGCATTAACCATAGGAGCAACTACAAGCTCTGAATAGCGGTCAATGCTCATAGTGCGCTCAGCAGTAGTATAAGGAGTAGCAACATTCTTCTGACTGGAAACAGTCAGAGTAGTATACTGTTGAGTATTGTCCTGTAACTGCATGGCAGGACCATCAGTCACAATAAAGTCAGAAGGCAGACGAATGCGGAGAGTGTCGCCAATCTTCGCACCATCACGCGCAAACTGATCATCATATTGAGTATCCATGTTCATAATGAACAGGTTACTATTCTTAAATAACATTACCGCTTCAGCAGTAATCATATCAATAGTGAGATAAGTATTTGACATAGCGAAAAAGTCCTTTAAATGGATTATAGATTGTATGTTTAATTGCTGTTGCTTGAGGCAGCATATTTAACAAGCAATCATAGCCATTGACCGGACTAAGGCGGGGCAACTCAAACATGGTTTATCTAGCGAACCAAGAAACGCTCTATGCAGACAGACTTATTTAAAAATTTACGTTTTGTAAAGAGGCTAGTGTGGGGAATTTTGCATTCCCACACAAGATTTAAACTTTGTCGGGAGAACTGATCAATCTTGACCATTCACCAATAGTCAATGTGATGGATTGACTCCCTATCATTATAGTTATAGTTCCATCAAGAATGTTTTTGATTATTTTCATCAGAAACCTCTTAGCTTACGTTTCTCCATCATCTGAGCTTGACGCTTAGCCACATAGCTTTCCATATTCTTAGTATCAGCTTCAGTTATGACTGCTGAATTGCTACTGCGATTTGTTTTTACAGGCTCAGGAGGATCAGGAACACGAGATATTTGCTTCTTAGGTTTCTTCTTAGCAGCAGACAACGTATTAGAAATTTCAACAATCTCCTTAGTCATCTTAGCTGGATTTTTCTTTAAATTCCAAATCTTTTCAGCTAATTCATCATCATTAGCAATGAAGGCTAGCACTTCACCACCATTATCTAAATCTTCCAATACTCCAATCATGAATGAAGGAATAGGGCCAATATCAGCAGCTATATCAGCAATCTTATCATCAAAATCTTTATCAATTTTACTAGCTTCCTTTTGAAGCTTTTCACAAGCTTCATTAAATTTAGTTTGAATTTCTTCAATTTGTTTATCTGCTAATTTCTTAGCAGCGATAGCTTCTGCTCTAGCTTCAACTTCTTCTTCAGTCAGCTTCTTATCAGGATCAGCTTCTAGCTGAGCCTTGAGCCTGTCACGTTCTGATTCAGCAGCTTTCCTAGCAGCAGTCGCTTCATCAATGCGACGCTGCATCCTGTCTTGTTTGCGTTGAGCCTTAGCAGCAATTTTTTCTTGCTTTTCACGCTCAGCTTTTTCTTCTTCTGTTTCTTTTTTATTATCTTCTACTTCTTCATCTTCATCTTCTTCATTTTCTTCCTCCTCCTCTCCCTCTCCATCTTCCTCATTTTCTTCTTCATTAGGAGGATCAGACTGTTGTTGATCATTATTTTCCTGTTGCTGATTTTGAACATTGCCTTTTGACAATTGCTCTCTAAGCTTAGCTTTAGCATCAGCACCATTATCATTTTCAGCATCACGCAAAGTGATAGCCAACAAAGAGCTACCATTCATTAAATGTTTAAGCATTTTTTAAGCCTTGTCTAAATTTAATTTCATTATCTATTGCAGATTTTAGTTTCAAATATTCAAGATTAGGAGGAGGAAGTTTGATATTCCTTTTCTTTAAATTTTCATGATTTCTAGCTTCCTCTCTTTTCTTTTCAGCGTCAACAAATGATTTTAAAAATTGCCCTAGTTCCCACAAACTGTAGGACGAAAGCGGTTGTCCCTGATAGAAGTATTCAGCCATTATTTGCAAATCTTCTCTAATGCGGCTTTTTGCTCTTTAGCGATACTCTTTGCTGCTTGCATTCGAGCCTTATCGTTTTCAATTTCTTTAGCACGCTGAAGTGTTCTCAAATCATCTTCAGCACGCCACTTTTTTTCATTAGCTTCATGCGCTTTTGTTTCGTTAGCCTCACCACCAACAATCTTGACAGGAATAGGCTTCTTTTTGTTTGCAGTTAACTTCTCAACAGGTAGAGATTTTTTAGCCATATCACACCTTCCTATTGTTATAATCAAAATCAATTTTAGGAGTATTAATGATTATAGGTTTAGGCTTTTCATCATCATGCTTATATAAAATTGTCTGCTCAAATTCTGGTAAATCACCAGCAGTCTTAGCCATCAAGTCTAAGCCGGGATCATTAGTTCTTTCAAGAATAGCTTGATATATTTGCTCTTTCATACTAACAGGAGTATTTTCTCTGCTCATTATTTCAATTAGAGCATGAGTAGCGGCTGGAATAAATTTTTCAAAATGAGCTTTTGCAAATTTAACAGGATTATTTTTATATCTTCTTAAATTAATTTTTTCACCTTGCAATTGTATAACATTCATTCCACTAGAGCGAGCAGCATCAAAAAAAGTTCCAGCAAATTCTGCTGCGGTCTTTTCAATTAATACACTGTGAGGTTCAATTATTTTAAATTTCACAGCTAATCTCCAGTTTTTTATTTTTTCTATACCCTCTATTTAGAGCGTTCTTTTTATCTAAACATTCTCTGCATTTACAAA